AGCTGGGAAAGTTTGCCGCTCAAACCGCTTGCAAGTTTGGAAAAGACGTTCATATGTCCCACAAACTTTACAACAGCGCTTGCCGCGCTAAGTACGCCCCGCCCCACGGCGGCGGCAGCGGACGCAAGGGCCTTCATGGCTTTTTTCACACCAGAAACAGCCTTGCTTAAAATTTCATACCGCTTAGAGGCCCCTGCAACCTTATCCGCTCCTTTTGATACGCTGTCGGCTCCTTTTGCTACGCTTCCCTGGGCCTGGGCACTCTCTTTTAGGCTGGCGGCGGTTTTCTTCGCGCTGCCATCCATACCATCGAGAGCTTCTTCCCCGGACGATACCTGCCGCACCAGTTCCCCGGCGGCAGCCTTTTCCCTCTCCAGGTTATCGGCAGCAGCGGCAATTTTGTCATCATAGCTCATCAGCTTATTATTGAGCTTGTCCACTTGGGCGACTAGCTTTCGATACTCTTTTTCCTGCTCCGCTATCTTTGGGGGAAGGGCGTCCGCGATTTCTTTATACTTGACAAATTCATCCAGGCTTATATCTTCAAACCCCAGGCCGGAGCGCGGGTCTATGGCAGCCTGGGCCTCTTTCAGCTGGGCTTTCATATCCCGGATGGCCTTTTCCGCGTCAGCTGCCGCGTCAGCAGCCTGCTGGAACTGCTTCTCCAGCCCGCCCCGGTCAGCTTGCATCCCCTTAATTTCCTTTTCGGCCTTGTCAATGCTGTTTTCCAGGGCTTTCAGCTGTTTTTGCGCTTCTGAATTGTCAATTTCTGCCTTTATGACGATAGAGCCGTCGGCCTCCGCTGCCATATTACCACCTCCTTTTCCGCTGGCTTAAACGCCGCCCCACTGCTTAAAGAATTCCTCTTCACTCTCTGTGTAGCGGGTCTTTATGTCTATCAAGTCCTGATTTCGCCGGTAAAACTCTTTATCCTGCTTGTCCATCCTCTTGCCCCTGATTTTCATATCCCGGATACGCATGACCTGGGCAAATAGGCAGTCCCCGATCTCCATGTAGTAGGCCAGGAACGTCCACCAGTGCAGCCCGCCGGTATTGGTCTCCGGGTCATAGGGAATCGCCCGGATATCCTGCCCATATACCCGGCTCACTGGGGCGGCAATTAAGCGGAAGTCCTGCTCCCAGTCCACCAGGTTTGGGCTGGGCGCGCGGGCCGTGGGATGGTCGCCGCCGTCAACGAACCACGCGCACTTCTCCATTGCCTCCCGCCATAGCCTGGACGGCATTTCTTCCCAGCGGGGGGAAAAGTAAAACATATCCATGATTGTCAGGGCTTTTTCTTCGTCAGAATACTCCGGGTCGGCGTAGACGCCGCAGATGTCCAGAATGCATCGGTAGTCCGTGCGTATCTCATACTTTTCACCGCCCACCTCCACCGACCGGGGCAGATCATAACAGATCATTTCTTCTTCCGCTTATACTTGCTGGTATATTTAGCCAGCCGAGGGTCCATCCGTTTCATTTCCCGTTCGGACGCGGCTGCTACCTCATCCATCACAGAGAGCACCAGATTGCACCATACCGGCAGACCATCGGCCATAGCGTATAGGTTCATGTTTCCAAACAGGGCGTCACAGACCGGCGCCCCAAAGGTATCATCCAACACGGCCCGCATGGTTTTGTCCCGTTCCCTGGCCTTGGTGAAAAGGCTGGCGGAGTCCTCGTTCTCCGTGTCAGCGTCATGGCTCTCCTGCTCTTTATCTAGGACATCGGTTGCGGCGAGCAGCCTTTCCACAAAACTACTGTCCGTGGGGTTGAACGTTACCTGGCACACGCCGTTTAGGTCATATGTAACCAACCCTGTGTCAAAACGAATCTCAGGCATTTCTTATTCCCCCAATCTGGAAGTGCTTCTGGATACGCTATAGCCGGAATAGCTCTGAATTTCGGGGTTGCCGTCAGGCGTAAAGGTAATGGCCCCGTCTTCCCCCCGGCTGACCTTGCCCATGGTTCGCGTACCGCCGTAGGTCACATCAATGCCAATGCTGATATTGCCGCCTCCATCGCCGCCCTGCCTGGTAGGCAATACAGAGCAGGATTCATACCGTTCAGCGAAGTTTTCCTTGCCGTTTTCACTGCCCCCAGCATAGAAGTGGGCGATGAGCATGTCCTGGTTCAGCAGGGCTTGAATATCATCATCTCTCACAGCCAGGTTCCAAATCTTTTTCTGGGCTACGTCGATGCTGTCCAGCGCCCAGGGGTCAAAGCTTTGGGTACGGGTAGCTTTCTTGCCGTCGGTGTACTTATTGCCGAAAATATCCGTATAGGTATTGGTATCCCAGTCAAACTCCATATCCGAACTCTCCACCCGCCTGCCCACCGGGGACCAGATAGGCTCCGCAAAGGTGCCGGTATTCAGATAGGAAATCTGAAGCTCACGGGCAATGGTCTTGCCCTGCGTTGTATTGAAATTAAGTTCGTCTGCCATGCTATATCACCTCATAAATAAATTTCATTACGATCTGATGGTCTTCATCCCCATTGCTATAGGTAGCGGCCGGGGACGCCCTCTCTGTAATTTGAAAACCCATGGGGATTGCCCCTTCCAGGTCCGGACACTGAGTGACAGCCCAATCCCCCAAACTGTCCAGCAGTTCGTCCGCAGCCAGACGCTTATCTATGCTGTTCCCAGGCTTTATGCGGTAGATCAGGGCAAAAGGGTACTCAGCCTGGTGCCCGCCGGTAATATACCGCTTAGTGATTACTGCCCCCTGCAAACTAATCAGGGAAATTCCAGCTTTGTCCGGCTGGAGCATGCCATAAGTGACGCTCTTCACCGGCAGATCGGGCCATTTACCCAGGCAATCCAGCACATGCCGGGTGATCTTCCGATTTTCATCCCCAGCAGCAAGCTCCAGGGGCTTTTCTTTATTTGAGTTCATCTAGTACCGCCTTTGCCGCGGCTTCTTCCAGCCGCTTCATATTCTGCTTCATGGACGCCTCTGCCCAATGGCTTTGCGCCTTTGGATGCACTGCCTGACTGATTTTTAAGGCACGGTTAGTCTTAACCTTGCGCTCTCCTTTTTTGGCCCAGGTGCTCCCGGTTTTGGGGTCAATATACACCACCCCGCCATAAAGGAACCTGGCATACGGTGCGCCTGTGCCGCCATATACGATCAAATTGCCGTGTACTTGGGTCGTGTTGTTTAGTACGCCGGTTTTCATTGGTACAAAAGGGGTCGTAAGCCTCGCGAACGTTTCTGCTACCTTGTGCTCCGCAGGCGTCGCGCTATGGGCCAGTTTGCTTTTCATTGCGTCCAGCCCCTTGTAATGCACCGTAAATTTTAAAGCCGCCATTACGCGCCTCCGATCTCCCAGTGCTGAAGCTCCGGCGGGCCGAAATCCCTCTCGACCACGCTTACGACGCTATACACGCCGTCATGGGACGCCTCCAGCTCCTGCCGGTCCATGACCGGTTCCACAACCTCCCCCTTGATGAAAAACGCCGTCCCATCCACGGGAAGTGTCCATAGGCCGGACTTGTCCAATGCGTTCTCATATGCCACCGGTCCGGCGTATTGCTGCGGATGGCCAGTGGGGCCATCCACAGCCGCCACGGCAAAGGGCACATAGAGCCTTGGGCCGTCTGCTCCCTCATGCCCCCTGGTGCTTACCGAGGAGGCCTTTACCGTTTCCACCAGCACCCCGCGCCGGACAGTAACGGCATTCCCGCCGTTCTCTTGGGTGTGGTACAGCGTTACAGTATGTGGGAACATCTGCACCTGCATCCCCCTCCTCCCCGGTACAACAGCCCGGTCCCTGCCAAATACTGCCTTGCGATATCCGCAAGAGCCTCCCGGGCGTTTTTTGCTGCAGCCGCCGCAGCGGACGCACTTTCGCCGCCGCTGCTATAGGTAACCGACAGCGGCCCCACCGTCTGGCTCTTTGCCTCCTGGCCGGAAGTCTCTATGGCTCCCCGCAGGGCCTTGCCTGACAGCCTTTGGGCTTGGTCAATGGCCTGGTACTGTTCCACAAGGGCGCAGCATGCCATTTGTACGGCGGGTAAATCAGCGTTCTTTTCCGCGCGGCCCTGGGTGTAATAATCCAGGAACTGGCTGGCCCTTAACGCAAGCCGGGGAAAGTCTTCTTCCAAAACGGCATTGCCTAGATATGTTCCCGTATAGTACTCAAAATCGGCGTAAATCATATCCCAGCCTCCTGAAGTACCGCCAGTATGTCAGCCTTTTTCATCGAGCTATCCACCCCATATACCCCGGCGCTTGCAGCCAACTGTAACAGCTCGGCTTTCGTAAGCCCGGAAAGATCAGGGGCAGGCTCAGACAGCCCGCTTATGCGTTTCCCCGAGAACTGTAAGATACCCCAGAAACGCCGGGGGCATAGACGGCGAAGGGGAAACGGGTAGTGCCGTCGGGGTTTACCGCGTTGATGGGGTTGAGGATGTTCCAGCCCAGCCGAAGCACCATGCGGATGGCTTTCATGTCGTTCTGCATCAGGTTGTAGATGACCTTGCCATCATCGTCAGAAATTACACCGCTGTAGAAGATTTTGAAAGTCACGTCCTGCCGAATCGCATAGACTGCCTGCCTCCAGTCGCCGGTAATCATCAGCGCCTGGGTGGGGTCCCACATGCCGTTACGGGGGAAGTCCATATTCATGCCGCCCAGGGTATACTGTGCACCCTGGTGCATATTTTCCAGGAACAGGGGCCGTCCGTCACCGTCTTTCAATCCGCGCAGCTTGGCCCGCATTTCAATGCCGGATAGGATGCTGTCAGGAAAGTACCCGTCTTCCTCCACCTTTGCAATCAGGCCGCCCACATCAAACACATCTTTGTAGATATCCGTTGTGGCTGTCACAACGTTTCCGGCATCTACCGCGGATTGCACCAGGCCAGCCCTCCAATCGGCCGGTTTGTTTTTTCCGAAGAAAATAGCTTCGTCCGCGACCTTACCGGCAGCCTCGATCAGGCGGGGCCGCATCTGGGCGAAAATATCATAGGAGGAATCAGCCGCTACGTTGTCGGGAATGGCCACAATGGCCGCAATCTCGCCCGCCACAATCTTGTCTTTCGTCCATTTCATAGTAGTGGTCGCTTTCAACCCGGTATCTCCCTCCACAAAACCGGCGATTGGGTAGCTATCCATGATGGGGTACTCACGGACATTGGTTCCCATATTGGGGAGCCTTTTCATCACCCTCAAGGCTGCTGAGTTTTCCACTACGGCCTGGATGATTTCGTTACTTTCCTCCGGCGAAATCAGCACGGAGGCGTCATCTCTTGTTACAGAAACAGTAGGCATGTTTGCTCCTTTCTGCGGCTATCTGCCGCGCACCTTTTGGTTAATACGTTCATTCAACGACATTGTGGCAGGACTTCCGCCATTCAGCGGCGCGGTAAGGTCTACCGTCATGCCGCCTTCCGGTTCTTTCTGCTGCCTCTGCTGCAGGAACTGCTCCGCAGCCTTTTCAAAGGGCAGCTCGTCCGTTACCAGCTTTCCGATTTTGAACGCGTAATAGTCCACATCCTCGTGGGGCACGCCCTTTGCGATCAGCGCCTTTTCCCGCCGTAGCTGTTCCAACTCGGCCTGGGCAGCGGCAAGGGATAAATTGGCGGTATCGCGCTCTTTTGTCAGGTTGTCCCAGCGATCTTTCTCGGTTTGCTGGCTTTCTTTCCAGGCGCGGAAAGCGCTTAGTTCTTCCTCGCCTGGGTACTTCTTCCGTTCACGCTCCAGCCGCTTTTGTACAATGGCGTTCATTTCAGCCTTAGTGAACGTTTCCTCCTGCTGGGGCGCGGAATCCTCAGCAGTAACTTCAAAGGTACGAGCAAGTTCCTATGCCCATCGGTGGCATACCCCTTTTGAGTGCAAAAAGGAAAGTGATTTTATGCGGAGCCATTGGCGAAGCACTCTTTTTGCCCATACGTTCCAGACGTAAGTGCTATGTGTAAGGAGATTAGGCTGAGCCGAAACTGTCAAAGTGAAGTAGTACGCCATAGA